TCAGGCTCCCAGCTTGCCAGGCTTCAGCAGCTCGTTCTGACTGGCGAGCAGGCCGGCGGTGACGTTGACGCGGATGATCTTGTCGGCATGGGCCGGGCTGGTCTTCTTCGGGTTCTGGACCGCCAGCGCCGTGCCGACGACATGCGCCGCAACCGCCAGCATTGCCGCGCTGTCGTTCTTGCCGTGTTTCTTCATCAGGTCGGTGACCTCGGCGCGAAAGGCATTGGTGCGCGGCGCCATACGAACGGGTTTCAGCGCCTCGGTGTCTAGCGCGGGCTGCGACCGAATGGAGACCTGCGTGATTTCGGGGATCGGGAGTTCTTCGGGCATCACTTTGTCTCCTGTCAGATGGAAGTAGTATCCGAAGCCGTAGGCGGCCTTGATCTCGAAGGGCGGGTGGTATGGCTTCAGCCGAGAGCGCAGGAGCGAGACTTGCACGGTGAGTTGGTTCTTCACGTCGAACAGACCGTCATGCTCGAGCTCGAGGGCTAGGAAGTCTTGGCTTGCTTCCCCGCGAAGGATCAGCGGCCGCATGATCTTGACCTGCGCCGGTGTGAGGCTGACCGCTTCGCTTCCCCAACTCAGCACGTTGCCGACCAACGTCACCGGCCCGCGGCGATAGACCTTGGCGCTCTCGTCAAACGGCCGTTCGCAGTGCGGGCAATAGTCAGCCACCGCCGACCGCCCGGTGCGTGGTCACCGCTCGCCCTTGATCGCTGCCGCTTCGTCCTGGGCAGCGTTTGCCACCTGCTCTGCGGCCTGCGCTGCGCCAGCCGGTGGTTGGCTGGCGGCGGCTTCGATTGCCCGGAACGCGGCGCTAGTGTTGTCGACCCGCTTCTCGTCGTTCTTGTTGGCGGCGAAGTGAAAGGCGGCGGCCATGTTGAGCAGGCCGGTGATCACCACCGCCTGCAGCATCACCTCGAACAGCTTCACGTCCCACAGCGCGGGGTTGAGCCAGGCCATGAACAGCATCGCGGCGGTGAGGCCGAACAGCCCGACAGTGAACCATTGGCGCTCGTTCACAGCAGGAATCCCTTCATCTCGGTCAGCGCGGCGGCGCGGTCGGCGAGGCCGTTGAGGCCGCCGTTGATCTTGCGGGTGATGGCGTGGAGGTTGTCGGCGTCGGCCAAGGCGTTGAGCTTGTGGCTCGACCAATATTCGCAGGCGACCATCAGCCCGATCGACGGCAGCGCGACAACTTCGGGATGCCGCTCGAAATCGATGCCCAGCCGGGCGCCGTAGACCTGGTAATTGCGGCGCCCGGTCAACTGGATCGGACCGCGGCCTTTGAACAGCTTGCCATCGCCCGCCCGGACATTGCCGAGATCCTTACGCCCTTCGTAGGCCTGACCGCTGGCAATCTCCTCCATGTATCGGAAGCCGCCGCTCTCATGGATCAGCTGCGCCATCGCGTGGGCAAGGCGGAGCGGGTTGGCCAGGATGCCGGCGGTGCGGAAGTGCACGTTCGCCGACAGGCCAAGCTCCCGGGCCCGCTCCGGCGCGGCGCCGCACTTATAGAACAGCTGGGTCAGGGTGTCCGGCCCGATGATCCCGTCGGGTTTCAGGCCGAGGCGGGCCTGCAGCCGGCTTGCCTCGATGGTCATGGCGCCGATACCTGCTTGGCCAGCGCGGCAGACCGCAGCTCTGCCAGCCGCACGCGCTCACGTTCGGCCCGGTCCTTGGCCCGGCGCCACTCGTCGGCGACCACGGAGGCAATCGCGGCGGCGTCGTTGGGCTTGGCGCGCACCCTGTCGAGGAAGTTGCCGAACAGTTGATCGGTGGACGCCAAATCATGCCGCACCGACCGGGTTTCCTCTTCGGCGATCGCAAGGCGGGTCATTGCGGCGGCCAGCTTTTCCTCCAGCCGTTCCATTCTTTCACGCATACTGGCCATTTCTTCGGCACGCTCCTCGAGAAGGTCGCGCTCCCGCTTGTTGGCGAGCTCGACCAGCACAGGCTTCAGCTTGAAATATCCGCCCACCAGCAGCGCCAGCAGGCCCCAACCCCACGGCGCCCGCTCGAACGAGCTGCCCACCGCGACCAAGATGCTATCGAACATGGCCGCCCCTCCCGTAGGTCCGCATCAGGATCAGCACGAAGACGCCGGTGCAGCAGACCAGCACGAAGACGGCGGCGAGCAGCGAAAGGTCATCCGGGGCGAGCAGCCAGCGCAAGGCGCCGGAAAGAACCATGATCGCGATACACGCCACCCCGGCCCGCATCGGGTCGCCTCTGCGGGGCGATCTGCCGAACGCCGACAGCGCGCCGGGCAGGGCGTAAGCCAACACGCAGGCCCAGATGATGCCGGCGAGGACGAACAGCGCTGTCATGCTGCTCGACCCCCGCCCGACTGGCCCTTGCGGCGGCGCCAGGCCCGGAAGTTGCCAATCACAATGTCGAGGTAATATCCCGCCACCAGGGTGGCCGTGATCGCCAGCACGGCTCGGCTGATGGTGTCCTCGGCAAGCCAAGCCGCCACGATCAGCACCGCCGACACCAGCGGCTTGAGGACTGCGGCGAGCCAGAACGGACGCTTGTTGAAGGTCGGGCCGAAGATTGGGTTGGCCTCGGTGATGCCGACCGAACGGAACAGGTGCGTCGACCACAGGTCGAGCAGTTGCAGCACGGCGAGGACGATCGCCGCGACGAGCGCGATGTTCATGGAGTGCTTCCTTGATATTGGGCGAAGGCGTTCGCTAGGCAGGCGGAGCGTCTAGACCTTCGTCACGGTGACGCCGTTGATCAGTGCTTCAAGCGTCGCCGACCCGAAGCCCGGGTAGAAGTCGAGCCTCATGTCATTGCCCGCATGAGTGGCGCTGATCGTGACGGTGTAGGTGTTGACGCCAGCCACCAGCTGCCGGTTGTTCACCGCGCCCGGACCCCAGCTTGGGCCGATCTGCACGACCGGACCCGTGTCGCCCAGCGCGAAGACGTCGACGACGATCTGGTATTGCTCGCCTTCAAGGAATGGCCCGGTCAACGCTTGAGACGTCGTCGCGAATTGCGTGGTTCCCAAGTGCAACTGGCCGCCGCTGATCGAAGCGCCCGCGCCAAGAGTGACGCCCGTCGCATTGTCGAACGTGGTGTTGGGCGCGCGCTGGGCCGGGGTGGATCCGCCGCCGCCGCCGCCACCTGCTACCGCCGCGAGTTTGCTGTTGTCGCCAGGGGTCACCAGGGAGGCCACAGCCGCATAGTTTCCGCCGACTTGCGTGCGGATCAGTCCGGAGCCGCTCGCTGCGACGTAGCCATATAGCGGAGTTCCCGGAGGGCCTTCGTTGCCCACCACCGACCCACGGCTTGCGGCGTCTGCGAGGTCGAGCTCGAAATAGCATTCAGAGGCCGCATCCGGAAAGTCGAAGCGACAGCCGCGAACATGCGCCTCCTTCAAGGGGATGCTGTAGCTGTAGGTCACCGTCCTGACGCAGGCGGCCGATCCGTCCGGCGTCTTGGCGCCCCACTTAAGTCGCTCGCCGTCCATTTCGAGACGCTCGATGTGACCCACCATGCCGTTGAAGCCGTCATTCACGCCCCGGTAACGGTTGTTGCGCAGTACCAGTTCGTCGAACGCCCATGGAAAGCCTGCCGGGGGTGCCGTCGGCTCGCACAGCGCCGGAAAGCTGGTCGTGAGGGTGTTGGTGTCGGGATTGGTGAGGGTGTTGCTTTCCAGCAGTAGCTGGCCGCGCGGCCCCTCGGCGAACTGCCACATGATCCGTGCATCGCGGACATCGTTGTGGTCGACCTGGCCGCCGTACAATCCCTTTCCGCGCAGCGGGCCCAGCGCCATGCCGCAAAAGTAGATGAACGAGCTGCGACCGTCGGATCCGGCCACCGCATTGAGGCCCAGGCCCTTCACCCGGTTGTGGTGGATGCGATAGCCCGACGATCCCGCCAGCACGCGCATGACGCAGGCGAAGCCGTAAGCCTGCCCACTTCCGTTGACCCGATGCGGGGCCATTTCGATCTCATTGGCGGAGACGTCACCGCCGGTGATGCCGAAGAGGGAAAGACCCTGATAGTCGAGGTTGCGGAAGCGACACCCCTGGACCACCGGGTTTTCGATCATGCGGATGATCCCGCCGTTGTCGTCGGCGATGAATATCAGACCCTCCGACCCGTCGATGAAGTCGCAGTCGATCACCCGCGGGTTGACCAAGGGCCCGGCCAGCGCAGCAACCGACCCATTGCCGCCCTTGCTGCGATAGTAGGAACCGAACGCCAGGCCGAACTCGCCGCCGGCCTCCAGTGTGTGGCGGGCAGGCGCGAACGTCATTCCTTCGGCGGTGCAATTGCTGTTGGTGAAGCAGAAGAGGTTGTTGGCCGTGGCGGCGATGTTGGCGCCCGCCGCCTCGCGCAGCACGCTCAGGCCGCGGGTTCCCTTCAGCGTGACGTTGGCCTGGTGGGCATAGAGGGCAAGCTCGGTGCTGATTTCCCGGGCCGGCATCAGGATGCTCGCCCCTGCCGGAACCTGCGCCAGCATCCGCCGCAGCGGCACCCCGACGCTGGCCGAGGCGCCATTCAACCACCATTCTGCCTTATACTCGCGGTCGACGACCCGAATGTGAGCACCGCTCGCGCCGGTCGAGGCCGCAGTCGGCGCCACCACCAGGGCCTTGTCGACATCGGCGGTGACCTTGGCCGACTGGTTGCCTGCCGTGAATTTGAAGGTGCCCTCGATGCCCGTCTCCGCCACGAACGTCGCGGAGTCGGCCGTGGCCGTGCTGCTGGCGAGCTGAGTCCGGGAAGAGACCGAGCCCGCCCCGCCCCCGCCGCCGCCCAGCAGTCCCGCGTCGACCCGCTTGGTGGCGCCGTCCTGCACGCCGTACAGCTGCAATCCGGTGGCAGTGGTCGCCGCCGGCACCGAGCCGTCGGTGAGCTTCTTGTTGGCCATCTACTTGGGCTCCATCAGGCGAGCGATCTGGTCTTCCAGGCTCGCGACACGTTCTTCGAGTGACAGGGCCTTGCGGGCGGCCTTGTCCTTGCGGGCGGGGTTGGCTTTCAGGCGGGTATTCTTGAGGTCGAACTCATCGAACTCGGTCGGCGCGCGGGACAGCCTGTGGCACTCCCACTCGGCACCAAGCGCGTGCGGGTTTTGCGTCCACATCACCTCTTGGGTTTCCCGGTGGACGGCGGCGAAATGGGCCATTCCTAAGCTCCCTGCGCGCCTGCGCTGCCGGTGAAGGACAAGGCCCGGGCAGTGCTGCTGTCCCGCAGCCGCAGCCGCGTCTCGTAGGAGGTGTTGGGTGAGAGGGTGACTTCCCGCGAGAAGGTCAGGACGCCGGGCTGCTGCTCGTAGGTAGAAGTTTCGAGGTCGCGATACGAAGTAACCTCAGTGCCCATCTCCTCGGCGCCAGCGTCGGTCCACGTCCCGCCCACCGTGCGATATTGGAACAAACCGTAGGGCGTCGCCGAGGCGGTGGTGGCGATACCGGTCAGAGCCGCGGTGATGTTGGCGGTCATGGCCAGCGTGCCGGCTGATCCGGTGGTGACGACCGGCAACGGATTGTCGGAAGTGCCGTAGGTGTTCGAGGCGGCGGTGGTCGGCACGAAGCCGCTGATCGAGGAAGCGCTGCCCGCGCCGCTTGCGCCGCCGCCCCCGCTTGGCAGGGCGTCCGACACGATCGGGATGTCGACAGGCGCCGTGCGGGTCGTCTGCAGGTAGACCGCTCGCAGTTCGATCTTCGCGCCGCTCGCGCCGACCGTCGTCATGTCGAGCGCCAGGTCGCCGCCGCCAGTCACCGCGATCCAACCCGCCGCCGACGTGTTGCCGTTGAAGTTGCCGGAGACGACGCGGTAGTGCCAGGTCACCCCGTTGGTGACTGCGGCGCCGTTGCGGATAAGGCTGGCGCTGATCGTGCGGGGAAGCTGCCCCGCCTTGACGGCGCCGGTTGCCGAAGTCTGGACCGGGTACGACGTCGACGCCGGCACGACATCGCTGCCCACCTGCGCGCCGATTTCGGACAGCAACTCCCACGCCGTGCCGTTCCAGCTCTTGACGGTTCGTGCCGCCCCGCCCTGCTTGATCCACAGGTCGCCGATGCCGTTCGCGGTCGGCTCGCTGTCGGAATAGAAGATGGTGGCCTTGCCGTCGGCCAAGGCCTGGACGCCCGCCGCCGCGATCAGCGCCGCGCCGACCGCGCCAAACCCGGGCTTGATGACCCAGGCGCCGCCTTCCAGCTGCCGCCATTCCGAGAGGTCGGGATTGTACCAGATGTCGCCTTCGACCGCGTTCCCGGTTCCAGCCGCCGCTTCGAACTGGAGGAGGTCGGTCCCATTCTCCAGCGCGAGGACGTCGACCCCGTTCTCGAACAGCAAATTGGTGATCGTGACGCCGCCGCTGCCGATTCCCGGCTCCGAGGGGGAATAGAAGAACTGCACCGTGCCATCGACGAGGCCCTGCAGCGCGGCGATCTGCGCCAACTGCTCGTCACTCAGGCCGCCGCTAGGCTGGAAGTCGCTGGCGGTCTGGTCCACCTCTTCGGGCGAGCGGATGACCGGCGTCGGCGGCGCGGTCCCGATCTGTCCCAGCGCGAAGGCATATTCCGCCTCGCTCGGCTCGCTCTCCATCGTGAAGGTGACGACACCGGTTGCCGGGTCGACCTGCCGCCCGGTGATCACCATCTTCTGGTTGATGAGACCGGCCTCGGGGATGTTGACGGTCCCTGCTTCACCCGGGCGATAGCGCATCAGGCGCGGCTTGCAGGCAAGCGTGAGGGGTCCGAACTGGCGATCGACGATCAGCCGTGCCGCGGCAAGCTCGGCCGCCTGGTCCTTGTCCTGCACGAGGTCGTAGCTGACCTCTTCGCTGCGCAGCTCGCCGTCTTCGGCGAGGTAGGTCGAGACCGTGACCGGCTCGCCCTGGACATGCTCCCACCGGTGCGCCTCGCTGCGATAGCGATAGATCACCGAGTTGCGCCGCTCCTGGAACGGCTTCATCGCCCGCAGTTCGAGCTCGCCCACCACATCGGTGATGGTCAGCGTGAACAGGCTGGGGCGGGGCGCGAACAGCTTGAGGCGCAGGCGCCCGCCCGAAATCACCGGCTGCGCGGCGAACGTCTCACAGAAGCGCTTGAGGTTGTCCCAGCGGCTGATCCCGGGCCCATCGTAGACGATGCCGCCGCAGGTCCACCCGTTGGTTTCGGCCAGGTTCGCCGCCTCGACGAAGTCCGCCAGCTCGATCGCTTCCTTGACGAAGCCGCAGCCAAGGATCTTGACCGGCGGCACCTTGGCTGATCCGTCGGCGTTTTTCTCGATGAAGCGGCCGCGGGCATAGGCCAGCGCGTGCAGGGCGCCGTTCTCTGACCACTCCCACGTGCCTTCGTCGTCGAAGCGGTGCGCGCCGGATCCGCCGGGATAAGTGCTGTCCTTTCGTGGATCGTAGACCTTGACCCATTTCCCGACCATGCCGAACTGCGGGACGCCGCCGGAATAGCGCTCGCCATCCTTGTCGAACCACATCGCCACCCGGTAGCTGGCGTTTCCGCTCAGCTTGTAGGCGGACCCCCAGTTGGGCATTGGCGTGACATTGTAGTCGTGCGCCGTCTCGGGCCGAGCACCGTAGCGGACCTGGTTGTCGAGGACGTTCTGGTAGTAGCCGGTCGCGCCGCCGTAGACGCCCGCGCTGAAGCTGATCGGCACGAAGTCGGCCAGGAAGCTCTCGAAGCTGTCGACAGGGCCTGCCGCAGTGATGATGCGAACCTGCTGCTTGACGGCGTTGACCACTCCGCCCGCATTCGTGCCGCCGCTGTCTTCGTAGACCTGCGCGCCCGCGACGAAGGTTCGCCCGACCGCGTACGGAATGGGCATGTTTGCGCCGATGATCACGGTGTTGACCCCGCCGACGGCGCCCGGCCTCTTCTGCTTGGCGGTCGCCACCGCGATTCCGCCGGCGGTGGCCGAGACGGCCGCGGCCACCGCGCCGACGATCTGGCCGCCGGGGATCAGCGGCGCGACCACCGCCACCACGGAGGCAACGACGCTGATGGCGCGAGCGAATTTGCTCATGCGCGCCAGGCTCGCTGGATGGCCTGCCGTCCGACTTCCAGAACTTCGATGGCGGCCGCGTCGGGGTGCCAGCCCCAAACCTTCTGCCCGAGGCTGAGGCCCAACGTCTCCCCGAAACCGTCGTCACCGTCACCCGCTTCCGCCGCGCCCATGCAGACGTCGCCGGGAAGCATCTCAGCAGGAGCGATCGGCTCAAGATAGCGGTCGAGCAGTTCGGACAAGGTCGCCACCCCCTGTGCCTTCAATGCCTTGCGCGCGCCCAGGGCGGTTGAATAACTGGGCGGAACGGGGAGGCCGCGGTGCCCCATGTGGACCAGATGATAGCGCACCAGCTTGAGGCAGTCGGTCTTGCCGAACACGAACGGCTTGCCCTCGAAGCGAGCCCTCGTCTTCTCCAGCGCCCGGTTGCGCTTGATGAGCGGGTGCACGATCTTCCGCTTGCTCATCGCTGCTGCACGTACGGGGAGAAGATAGACCCGCCCCCACCACCGCCGCTGTAATAGGTGCTGCCCCGCGCCGGGCCATTGATCCCCCACGGCACGGCAAGCGGAACGTTGGTGGCATAGGCCAGCCCGAGTTCGCCGGGCCAGGCGCGCTGGTGCGAGGCCTGGCTCAGCACGGTGCCCTCGTTGATCATGAACAGCTTCTCGGCCTCGCTGACATATTCGATGGTCACCTCGGCGGCGCTGCGGCCAAGGCTGATCGAGACCGTGTCGATCATCCCGACGAACAGCAGTTCGGGCGCGCCGATCAGGGCGCCGGTGTCCGGGTTGGCTTCGGCCATCCACATGCGGATCGGCGAACCCTGCGCATCGGCGCGCGCGAGGCTGACCGCAGTGGCCGGGCTGGGCGGGAGCAGCGAGAACCTGCCCCCGGGAGCCTCGTCGCCGACCGACTCCCCCGCAGGATCGACCGAGCCGAGCACGCCGTAAGCGGGATCGCGGCTGACGAAGGTGCCGCGGGACGGCCAGTTGAGGAAGCCCCCGTCGCAAAGCCGGATGGTCGCAACGGGATGCTCGATTTCCAAGAGCGCGATAAGCCCGACACGGCTGGCCTCGAACATCAGGCGGCTTCCCGAATGGTGAAGCTGAGCGAGGTGAAGTCGCCGAGGGCCATCTCCCAAGCCAGCTGATCGGCGGCGACGTAGCCCTCGATCATGGGCTGGACGACGTGAAGGACGTCGCCGTCGAGGTGCTGCGCCCGGAGCATCGGCCAGATCGAAAGCGTTGCCGTGCCCCCGCCGCTGACCGTCGCGTCGGTGCCGACCTGATAGAGGTGGTGGCGACCCGCGCGGACCAGGCTGAAGAACTGCCCTTCCTTGAACACGTAGCCCGCAGTGGCGCTTTTGATGTTGAGGGTGCGGCCGCTCTGTCCGCTTCCCGACACGACCGCGCTGCCCGGCGCTCCCGGGTCAAAGCCGAGCAGGGGGAAAGCCATGCGGACGCCTTCCGAGATCCCGCGCACCAGCCGCGAGACGAACACGCGGCCATCCGTGGGATGCTTCATCGGTGGCATATCGACCTGCACCGCCCAGCGGCTGCCCTGGCGCTCAACGCGCTGCGTCTCACCGCCGAGCGGGCCCTCCAGCAGGGCGCCGAAGTCGACGGGCGTTGGCGTGACGCCGCGCGGCGCGGGCGAGAGCGGGAGGTCGATCAAGGAATGGCCCTCTGCTTCTGCCGCGCCACTCCGGCCATGCCGCCGGCCGCGCCGGTCATTGCTGCCCGGCCCGCCAGCGGAGCGGCCACGTTCGACGCGCGGCTATCGACCACCGCATTGAAATAGGGGCTTGGCACGATCTGGATGCGGCCGAACCCGCCGCCGTCGTTGGCCGGGGTGATCATGCCGCGGCGGCCTGGGCTGAAATATTCCGGCCCGTTCTCGCCCACCACGTAATGCTTGCCGGGCACCACCGGCCCGCCGTTGGCGCGGAACCCGCCGAAGGCCTTGGCGATGCCGAGCCCGCCCTGCAGCAGCGCGCCGAACAGGCGGCCAGTCTTGCTGCCGCCGAACAGGCCCTGGACCAGCCCGACGATGGCCTGCGCGGCGCCCTCCCACTTCTCCGAAAGCTTACCGGCGCCATCGCCAAGCACCTCGAACTGCTCCTTCAGGCGCTCGACGTCCTCGCTGATGTCGAGCTCTTCCGGCGTCGGCGCACCGACCCCCGTCGGCATGATGTCCTGCGCGCCCCACAGTCGGCGGGTAGCATCGGCGGCCTGGTCGTCGTTGAGGATGCCACCCTTCAAGCCCTTGATGATGGTGTCGAGCTTGACCCCCTGTTCGAGAGCGCGCTCGATCTCGGGGAAGAGCTCGCCCATCAGGGCGTTTACTTCGTCGCGCAGCGTCTTGAACTTGCCCCCTGCGGCGGCAGTCGCTTTGGCTGCCTTGTCGACCATGTCCGGACCGAGCCGGTCCATCTCGCGAGAGATGTCGTCGACCATGTCGGGCACGTAGGATCGGCGGGTGACCCTGTCCCACAGGTTGAAGAAGGTCTGCCGAAGCTGCTCGACCTTGGCCTTCGCGCCTTCGATGATGCTGGTGAATTTGGCGCCAAGCTGGGCGCTGACCTGGCCGAGCATATTGGCGAGCGCGCCGCCGACTGCGGCGGGAAGGCCGGTGAACACGTTCTTGAGAAAGCCGACCACCTTGCCGACGTTCTCGAATCCGATGCGCGTGCTGTCGACGAAGCTCTTGACCGCCGCGTTGCTTCCCGCAGCCCAACGATCGAGGAAGTCACCCGCAGCAGTAAGGGCATCAAGTCCGGTGACGGTGCCGATCGCAATCTTCGCGCCGAGCACCTGCTTGTAAGCCGCCAGCTTGTCGGCCGCTTCGTCGGCCTTGGCGATCTGCTCGTCGCTGATGATGATGCCCAGCTTCTCGGCCGCGCCCGCCAGCTCGTTCACGCCCTTGGCGCCGTCGCTCAGCAGCGGGAGCAGTTTCTGGCCGGACTTGCCGAACAGGTCGGTCAGGATCGCCGCGCGCTCTGCCGGGTTTGCGATGCCTTTCAGCTTCTCTGCGATTTCGGGAATCGCCTGACCAGCGGTCTTGAAGCTGCCATCGGCGTTGCGGGTGCTGATCCCGAGCCGCTCGAAGGCGGCCGCCGCCGGCCCGGTCCCGCTCGCTGCCTCACCCAGGTTCTTGGTGAGCTTGGCCAGCGACTGGTCCATCGTGCCCTGCTCGATGCCCGCCTGGGTCGCGGCGTACCGGTAGGACTGCAGCTCTTTGGTCGTGACGCCGAGCTGCTGCGCCGTTTCACCGAGAGATGAGGCGTAATCGAGGCTGGCCACGGCCGCCGCGCCAAGTCCGGCCACCGCAGCGGTTCCGAGCCCGGTAAGGAAGCCGGTCGCCATCCCGGCGACCTGGTTGCCCGCCCCCTTCGCGACGGTGCCAAGGCGCTGGAGACGCCCCTCCATCGTCTTCGCGCGAGCTTCGGCGACAGAGGCCCCGGAAGCGAACGAAGCCGTCTCGAGGGTGAGGTTGACCGACAGCTCGGCGACGACGTCACGACCAGCCATGCTCATTCCTCGTGCTTGGTCGGAGACAGGACCGCGTGCTGCGCGACCACCCGGTCAAGGGCGGCGCCGAGCGCTTCGTCGTCATCGAACGGGATGGTGTGTCGATCTGGGCGGAGATAATCGTCGAGGGCCGCCAGCTTCTGCGCGCGGGTGAAGGCGGCAGTGTGCCAGGCGAGGCTGACGAGATTGTCCCGGTCCCGCTTCTGTCTGGCTCTCAGCGCTACCGTGAAGCTGCGCGGGGTCTGCCGCCAGAACGCCTCGGGGTCGAACCCTTCTTCGCACCAGGCGCCGAGGAGCGCGTCCCAGTCCCACCCGGCGCCTTCGGAGGGTTTGCCTCCTCGCTTTCGTCACGCGCCGGCATGGAGGCGGTGATCGCCTTGACCATGCCTTCCTGCAGCGAAAGGAGCATATCGCCACCGACCGCCTCGCCGATCAGGTCATGGGCCTGCCCGAGGGTCAGCGTCGGATGATGCCGCCGCAGGCCGCCGTACAGCAGCGCCCCGAGGTAACCGAGCCGGCCAGCGAACGCGCCGGTGATGAGGTCGCCGAACGGCTTGTCCGCGGCGTCCTCTGCCGCCAGTCGAGCGGCATGGTCGTAGAGGAGCACCAACTCCTCGCCATCCGGCCCGGTCAGGCGAGACTGTCCGATCATGCGCTATAGGCCGATTTGGTCAGCGAGCCCGACATGCGGAAGGTGGCGGTTGCTTCCTGGACCGTGCCCTGCGCGAGCTCGGGCAGTTCGTAGGTCTGGAGGAAGGCGACGCCGGTGTACTGGTTGGTGAGGACGCCGCGAACCGCCACCACGATCTTGAAGGCGCGCTCGTTGGGATCGGCGGCGGCCGCGGCCAGGAGCACGTCGGTCTCGGATCCGTCGCGATGGTTGAGCACCACCGGGAACGAGCCGAAGTCGGGCAGGTCAGGCGCGAACTCGGCCGCGTCGGAATCGAGGTCCGTGATCTCGACCTCGCCGCGCTCCGGGGTCGGGAACTTGATGCTCTTCACGCCCAGCAGCCGGGTGAGCGCCGTACCGTTGTGCAGGAAGAACTGAGACTTGGCGCCGGTGCCAGCCTTGGGTGCAACTGCCATTGATCGTCTCCTTGAGGATCAGGTGAGGGAATATCGAATGATGAGGTCGGCAATCGTGCGGTGGACCAGGCCGACGCCGGTGACGTCTTCCGAAGTGTCGCGCGGGCCTTCGACCGAGGCTTCCCAGAAGAGTGCGGTGCCGTCGGCGCCGGTGACTTCGGCCTCGGGCACTAGCGCAGCGATTGCGGCCTCCAGCACCTTGCGCGCCTCCCCGTAGCGCAGCGCCAGAGCGGCGACCTGCACCCGCGCCGTCCGCATGTCGTCGAAGCCATCGAGGCTTTGCGGCCGCTCCTCGCTGATGACCTGCATGACGATCGCCGGCAGACCGCCGGATTGGCTGCGGGTGACCCAGTGCTTGCGGGTACCGACCAGGCCGGTGACCGCGCCGTCGTCGTCGAGGCGCTTCAGTAGGGCCGATGCGAGATCCATGCCCTACCCTTTCGCCAGCTTCTTCGCCCGCCGTACCGCCGCCTTGCGAACCTCGACTTCCAGGCTTGCCCGCAAGCTCTCGACCATCTTGTCGGCGTTCGCGTCGAAGGCCGGACGAAGGAACGGATCGGCCGCCATCTTCACCGTGCCGAACTCCACGAACGGCGCATGAAACGCCTGCCGGCCACCGACCCGGATCGAAGCGACCACGTTGCCGCCGCCCTTCGTTTTCTTCACGCCACGGGCATGGCCCTTGGCCTTGAACGAGGCCCTCGCCCGCGCCCGGTACTCCGGATCGTCCAATCGAATATCCATGAAGATCGAGTCCCGGAGCTGGCCGGTCAGCACCGGCGCCGAAGACTTGGCTTGCTCGAAGGTGGGTTGCAGCGCCTGCTTCGCCGCCTTCTTGAGGGTAGTCCGCTGGGTTGCCCGGGGCAGCTCCTGCAGGACCGCCTTCAATGTGTCGAAGCCTTGCGTTGACGACTTGGAGAGCGTCGCCCCTTCGAGGCGAAGCGCACGCCTACTTCGCTGGCTTCGCTTCGCCATGCGCCTCGACGATCTTCTGGTCGATCAGGTTCTGCGCCTGATTGTCGGGCAGCTCGTAGACCGAACCGACCGGCTTGCGATGCTCGTGCGTTCCGACCGGCTTGAGGTCGAAAGCATTGTCGTGGGCGATGAGCGTCTTGACCTTCATGGTGCCTCCTATTGAGCGCGGATGGCGGTCAGGACGACGCCAGCGTTTTGCGGCTCGACGACTGCCGAAGTGATGTCCCAGGTCGCGCCCTGATACTGGATCTGATCGGTCAGCTTCGTGCCAGCGGCGACGGTCGAGAAGGTGAGGCCGAACGTAGCTGCCTGCGCTCCACCTTCCTGCGCCGCCTGCCGCCGCTCGCCGCCGGTGCCGTTGCGGACGCTGGCGTAGGCGCGATAGTGGAGGCCGAACGTCTCGGCATTTTCTCCGTAGCCGTCGCGAACCGTCGTCGCACGGTGAACCTCGATTAGTTCGGTGCGCGCGGTCGAACTGAACAGGCTCATGCCAACATGGCCCGATGCGGCTGCAGCAGCCGGTCGACCAGTGGCGGCACCGGCGCCATCGGATCGTCGAAGGCGTGACGCACCAGCGTGAGGATGGCGGCCTTCAGCGCCCAATATTCGTCAGGCAGTACTGGGAAGCCCGCCTTGTAGGTGATCGACACGGCGTTGATGCCCGGCAGCGCATCCGGCCAGGCCGCATCGGCGTTGCGGACGATGCCCTGTTCGGCACTGGCGAGGTCGACCGTGTAGAGCCCGGGCGCCGCGGTGTGCGTCACCCCGGCAGTGTCGACGTACTGGACGGCAGTCACCTCGGCGACCGGCCCACGCGGCAGGGCGATCCAATCGGAGAAGCCATCGCGGACGAAGCGAAGAGTGCGCTGCATCAGGGAGATACCGATCTCCTCCTCCACCTGCGCCGTCATGGCCTTGATCAGCAGCGTGATCTCGCTGTCCCGCTCAGTGTCGAGCCGCTTGAGGCTGAGCTTCGCCTCCTCCAGCGTCACCGGCAGCAAGGTCGGGGGCGTGACGACAGTGACGCTCATCTATCGCCTTCCCCTGCTGATCTGCCTTGGACGGGCCAAAAATGTCTGTGCCGGTCGAATGCCGCTGACCGCCGCTGGCCGAACCGTTGCGACCTGGACCGGGCGCTCGTTGCTGACGACCAGGCGAGGCCGGATAGCCGTCGCCGGGGTGACCGTGACGCCTTCGCCGGTGACCTGTCCCGCGCCGACCACCTGGTTTGAGCCGTCGGATGCAGAGCCAGCACCCGCCGTGATGACCAGGCCAGCACCTTGGACAGCTTCTTCGTCGTCTTGCGTGCCTGCCGTGCCGCTCGCCACCGGAGTGCCCGAGCCGCCTGCGCCCTGACTGCCGTCCGATGCCGCGCCCGATCCTTGAACCGTTGGCAGGAGGCCAGCGCCCAGGCTGGTCGCATTCTCGCTGGCCTCTGCCGCACCGCCCGAGCCCGCGACCTTCGCCGTGCCAGCTGCGGCTGCCATCTCGCCCGCATCGGCTATTGTGCCCGCACCGCTCGCCGGAGACGCGCCAGCCCCTGACAGGGGCTCGGAAGCGTCCGTTCCACCGCCCTGCCCCGCAACGCGCGCTGTGGCGCTTCCTGCGGCGGATTCCGCTCCATCGGTGACACCGCCGGGGCCCGCTGCCCGGACTGTGGCCGCACCAGTGGCCCCTTCGCTTTCGTCTGCTGCCGCGCCGCTGCCCGAGATATTGGTGGTCGCGATCGACCCGGCGCTGGTCGCTAACTCGCCCTGGTCGGCCGCCGCCCCGCCGCCGGACACAGGAGCCGCGCCCGATCCGGCCGCTGCCTCTGCCCCGTCTACCGCAGCGCCGCTCGCTGCGACAGGAGCGGCACCCGTTGCCGTGAGCCCTTCGCTGCTATCGCCCGCAGTTCCGGTCACGATTGCCCGCGGGCCGCCAAGGCCTGTCGCTCCTTCTGCCCCGTCGGATGCCGAAGAAGTCCCCGCAACGCTTGTGGCGCCGGACCCCGAGGCCGTCTCCGCTGCATCGCTGCTTGACGCGGTCCCTGTGATCCCGCTCGCCGCGCCAGCCTCATAGGCGGCGAAGCCCGAGGGCGCCGCATAGCTCTGGCTTGCCGCAGTGAACCGGGCCGTTCCCGCGTCGGCATTGAAGACGCCGATGTAGGCGTAATATTCGCTGAGGGCCGATGAGAACGAAAAATCCCCGGTCCCTGCTGCCGGGTCGCCGTTCCAGGTGCCGTCCTTGCCGAACCACACCTTGTCCGCATCGGCATCAAGGGCGACCATGACGACCGCGCCGACCGCGGGGATGCCTATGGTCGTCGCGCTGAAGCCGTTGGCATTGATGAAAACGAGACCGTCCGAAGCGCGGTAGGTGGCGCCAGTGCTATTGAACTGGCCGGGCGTCTCGGCATTGCCGGCGACGGCCTGGGCCGCATTAAGGACGCCGACCGTGAGCTCGGTGCCCGCGTCCCGCCTGACCTCGAAATAGTGCTTGCCGCTGGTCTTGGCGGCGGTGGCGCGGACCTTGGCATTGGCGCCGTGGCCGGCCTGCCCCGTCGCGGTTAGGTCGCCGTTCGAGAGCGTGAGCGTGGCGTGCTTGTTCGCTGGGTCGAGCGTGACGCTTGCTGCTGGAGGCGTGCCCCCGCCAAAGAGAAGCAGCAGGCTCATCGCCTAGTTGTCGAACGTCGCGAGCATCAACATGCCGGTTAGCCCGACCGCGTTGGCCGTCGCACTCTGTCGCACTGCCAGGCCCTCGTTCTGCCGCAGCACCACCTCGATCACCCGGTCGCCGAGTTGCGGCATCAAGTTGACCAGCGGCACCATGCCGAACGCCGCATTGGTTTCCTCGTTTAGCGTGAAGAACGGGAACAAGGCCGTGCCAGCCGTCGCTCCGCCGGTAGGGTTGGCCCGAGCAGTCGCCGCCGCCGGCCAGGACCCACCTGATGTGTCGAGCGGCGCAGGCGTCACCGACGTGCCACCGGTGCCGACCGCCGTCGTCCGCCCCACGATCCAGTCGATGCTCGCGCCGGTGATCGCCGTCATGGTCGGGGCGAGCCACAGCCCGCGAATGCGGATCGGCACCGTGCCGGTATTGTAGACGTCACCGAGGATCCGGTTGGCCGCGTTTGCCGCCGCCGCGAATGAGAGGAAGAAGTCCGGTCGCGAACCGACGATGTGACCGTCGGCCCCGGCGCTCATCACCACCTGATACTCTTTGCCGCCGACCGTCGAGGTCGCGATGACCCCGCCGGTGCCAAGCGTCTCAGAGGATGCAGGCAGCGTCATCAGGCAGCTGAGGTCAGGTCGAAGCTGGTGATCTCGACCGTCTGGCCGAGCGCGATGTTGAGGTTGTTCAGCTGGATTTCGCCGCCGCCGCCGGTCGCGCTGACCGTTCCCTGCAGGTGAGGCGTCGTGCCGTTGCTGGCGTAGATGCGCCAGTGCATCGCGCCGCCGGCATTGGCCGCATCGGCCGCCGCATCCGACCAGGTGCCGAGCTTGGACTTCGTCGACGTTGCGCCGGAGGTCGACGAAGCCGCACCCAACCAGTCGCTCGGAAGCGTCATCGTGGCAACGACCGTCCCGGTGTCAGCCGCATCAGCCGTCGCCGGAGCCGCGCCAGAGCGCAGCTTCAGGACCGCCGCGGTGCCGATCGTGCTTTCGAGCGTCTCGAGCTGGGCGGCCCGGACTGCTGCTGATTTCTGCATGTTTTGGCCCTTTCAAGCGAAAGGGGAGAGCCGCAAGCCCTCCCCTCCTGTGTCAGCCCTGGGCCTTCAGGTTCTCGGCGACCGCGTCGGCGGCGTCCAAACCAGGATCATTGAAGTCGATCCGGTTCGCGATCACCGGCTGTCCCTTGCGCGGCTCGTTGTCGACCGCAGGGTGGCTGGTGTCGATGCGCTCGACGATGGTCGGCTCGATCATCGCGCCCGAAGCCGCGACCTCGGTGGCTGGCGCCAGGTCGTCGGGCTGCATCAGCTTCGTGTCGGCAACGCCGGGAACATCGCTGAGCTTCACGTTCGTGGTGTCCACGCTCTTCTTCGCAGTCATGCTGCTTTCCTTTCTCGGTGAGAGGCGGAGCGAGCCAGAGGCCCGCCCCAACCGTTTAGGCGGCGATGACCAGCGCCTTCATGGCATCGGGGTTCTTGACCCCGCCGCCGACCCGCTTCGTGGTGTAGAAGTGGACGAAGGGCTTGTTGGTGTACGGATCGCGCAGGACGCGGATGCCGATGCGGTCGACGACCTGATAGGTCTCGGCCATATCGCCGTAGAGCGCAGCCACCGCGCTCGCGCCGACCGCCGGCATCGCCGGAAGGTGCACGATCGGGACACCGGCGATAGTTGCGGGCTGACCCGCTTCGAAAGCCTGCTGCCAGAGGTAATTGCCCTGGCCGTCCTTGAGCTTACGCGCTGCGCCGGCCGTGGTGCGGTTCATGAAGAGCTTGGCGTTCGCCTCATACTCTTCCGGCAGAGCATAGATCAGCGACAGGAGGCCGTCGCCGGTCAGGGCCGCAGCCGCGCCGCTGTTCGTGGTGGTGATGGCGCCCCACGGGTGACGAGCGGCGTTGGCGCCGCCGGTCACGTAGGTCAGAAGGCCGTGAGGCTTGTTGGTGCCGTCGCCCGAAAGGAAGGCGATGCCCTCCTGGCGGGAAAATTCGGTCTCCACCTCGTCGGCAAGCCACTGTTCGACGCTGAACTCGGCATCGTCGATCAACCCCTGCGAAGCCGCCGGATTGGCGTAGATTTCGCCGATCGCGAACTGCAGCGAGGAAAGCGCCGGCGTGGTCGTCGACGGGCGAGCCGCCGTTTCACCGACCCAGCCGGATCCGACGTTGCGATCCGAGAAGACCTTGCTGAAGCCGGCGCCGCTGATCGAGATGACGGAAGCGTACTGCCGGATGACCGACACCTGCTTCAGACGACCCGTCACGGTGCGGTCCCACTCGATCGGTGCAAGGTAGCCGCCCTCGCCGTCGACTTTGGTTGCAGCCGCCTTGACGTTCTCCAGGCGCTCCGAAGACACGCCGCGGCGGAAGTAGGCGTTGAACTGGTCGGTGTACTCGGCGTCCTTGGGCCCTTCGGCCTTGCCGAGCGATGCCGACGCGATCTTTGCAAGGGCGTCGTCCATCGCCGCTTCGATCTTGCTGATCTCGGCATTGATGCGGTCGACCTTCTCGGTCAGCACAACGTCATCGACCTTGCTGGCAAGGGCGGCATCGTTGTTCTCGCGCATCTCCTTCACAGCCGCGTTGAGCTGGTCGAAAAGTGCCTTCGGATCGGTGGCGTCGGCGCGCACAGCACCGCACAGGGCGCGGGGAGCCGCGCCCAGATTGAGCGTCTTCTTCATCGCTTGTTCCTTGGGATTAAGCCCGCAGGCTGTTCAAAAGAGCGGCAGCGGATTGCTGCCAGTCGGTTGAGCCAGCGCCAGGCGTGGCTTCAGGGGCAGCGCCAGGCGTGCCCTTGATCTTGTTGATGCGGTCGCGCGCTTGGCTGCGGGTCTGTCCCGCCTGCACCAGCGTGAGCTCCAGCGCGCGCAATTCGTTGAGGGTGCGGTCCTCGGCCTGCGCCGCCGCGTCGACCTTCATCGCGTCGGCGGCAAGCAGCCCGTCGGCAAAGCCGCGCTCGACCGCTTGCGTGCCGGAGAGGTAGGTCTCCTTGTCCATCCAGCCGGCGACCTGCTTGGCGTCCTGTCCGGTGCGCTGGGCGTAAAGGCCGACCATCGCCTGATCGAACGGCTCAAGCCAATCAGCCATCTCCCGGAAGTCGTGCCGGTTGCCCATCGCCAAGACCCAGCAATTGTGGATCATCAGGAACGACGCCGCGCCGATCTCGATCTTGTCTCCGGCCATCGCGATGATGGATGCCGCCGACGCAGCCATGCCCATGACCTGCACCGTGACCTCCTGCGGATGTTCCCGCAGCACGTTGTAGATCGCGATCCCCTCGAACATATCGCCGCCCGGCGAATTGATCTGCACCGTGACGGGACGGTCACCGATGGCACGCAGCTGGGCCGCGACCTTCTTGGCCGTGACGCCTCCGCCGGACCAGAAGTCCTCGCCGATGCTCTCGAACATGGTGATGACGTTGTCGCCTGAGGCCAGCGCCCGCACGCCGGCGGCGTCCTTGCCCCACTGGTCGAACACGTCGGGCTTGGTGAAAGCACTGACCTTCTTCTGAGCCGGCAGAGGCATGGCATCGGGGCGAGCCTTCGCCATGACGCGGAGCTTACGGTTGCGCATCTGTGGTTGTCTCCGGTGCCAGCCATGCGGGCTTGGTGCCCAGGCCGTCCTCAAGAGGGTTCATGTCGAACTTGTCGCGGGCCTCGTCCGGAAGCATGTAGCCGCCGGCGCCGGGGCCACCGAGAGCCTTGGCAAGGAACTCGGCCTGATCCTTGAGCGAGCCGCGAAGAAGCGCGGCCTCGTTGAACTTGACGATGTAGCGCTCTCGCTCCGCTTCGGTCAGCAAGGCGTTGGCGACTGCCTCTTCCCACTGAGTGAACCACGGAAGCAGGCAGTAGGTGACGAAGAAGAGCCCCAGCTGCTCGATGCCGCTGCCCCAGCTCGTCTCGTCGAACATGAGAAGCGGCCGTGGAACGCCAGTGAAGCGGCTGATCTCTTCCGCTTGATGCTTTCGCTGCTCTAGCCCTTGGGCATCGCGGCCGCTCATCCCGAAGGCTTGAGCGTCCATGCCCTCTTCCAGGACCATCCATCTGCCGGCGTTCTCGGGCCCGCTGTAATTCTGGTCGAGCTGCTGGCGGAGGCGTTGAATTGCGTCCACCGACATATGCTTGGGGTGCTTCAGCGCCCCGCCGACGTAGGAGCCATTTCGCAGCAGCCGGGCGGCCGCCATGTCAGCCGCGTGAGCGAGGCCAAGCGATTCAGACGCAAGCCGCAAGAGCCCGTCACCTGTGATTCCGTCACTCGACCACGGCGCCCTGAGGTGAAGCACCTCGTCGCGTCGGAAAGCTTTCTTCGTGCCGTCATTGCGGGTCCAGGTGTAGGCGATGTCATAATCTTCGCTCAGCCCCACCTGCACCCGGCAAGGATCCATTGGCACCAGCGCTTGGACCCCGCGAAGGCCGGGCACCTTGAAGGCGTAGGCGTTGCCGTGCAGCAGAGCCCGCCCCTGCATGTACGACTTGAACTGCCCCGGCTCCTGCCACTTGTTCGTTCGCACGCGCAGGAGGCGCTGGACCGGGTGGCCATCTGCCCTTTGCTTTCGCCCGTCTGAAAGCTTCTCGATCAGATTGACCGGGAGCATCCCCACCGTGCCGGAGATCAGCGTCACCGCCCGGTTGAAAGTGGCGTTCCGCATCGCACTGCGTTCGGACACCGGCATTCCCGAGGCCGACGCGCCGCCCAGCAGAAAGGCGGCAAGGGCCGGGTCCGACTCGATGTTTGCCAGCGCGGTTGACGCCTGCGGCCGGCTTTCCTCGGTCGCGGTGCTGGCGCCGAAGAGATTGCTCCAAAACCCCATCAGAGGACCAGCATTCCGCGGTCCTCATAGACCGACGGTCCCGAAGCCGCTTCCGGGTTCCGGCTCATCAGCATGACGGCGTTGAAGCTCGCCACCAACGGATCGATCTTGGCCTTGCCGGCCGTCTGCTTCGTGATCAGCACGGCATTGCCCCTTTGCTCGACCTTCGCGTTTCCGACGCACCAAGTCATGAGGCCCTGGCCCGAGTGCCAGAGCGTGCCGTCCTTGAGCTTCCGCTCCATGCCCCACACCGCCGACGAAAGCCGGAAGCCCTGAGAAATGCCCGTCATCTGAGCATCGGTAATGCCACGAGCCACGAGCTCGTCGACGAGCGCCGCTACCCCCTGTGGATCCAGCCCGATCGCATTTGTCTCGGGGAGCAAACCCGCGTCCTTGATCAGCTCGATCGTGTCGGCAATGCCGAGAATGTCGCCTGTCGGACTGTCGCAAAGGGTCAGCGTGCCTTCGGCGATGAAGTCCTCAAGCCGCGAGACGATGTCCTTGCGCCGCTCGAACACGTCAGGCTGTGCCCAGGCGTGATTCCACAGCAGCCAGTCCCGGGTCTTCTTGCACCGGCCCAGCACGCCGAGCCCGGCAAGATCGTCCAGCCCGCCGCCGTCGATGCCGGCCACCACCACCTCGGAACGGTGGAGCAGTTCGTCCAGCGTCAGCGTGTCGTCGCAGGCGTCCGTCCAGTAGCGAGCGCCGGCCCAGGCATCGTTGCGAAGCGCCAGCCCGACCTCGACGTTGAAGTGTTGCGAGGCCAGCAGGGCCAGCGCTCCCGGCTCGGCGCCGGGCTGCTCGGCCGCAAGAAGCTGGTTCTCGAGGAACTGCCGATCGACTGACCGGCCCATGTTCGGATTGACCAGCGGCCAGACCCGCGGATCCTTCCAGCCGTCATCCTTGGCGAGCTGTTCCGGAAGCTCGTAAAGCACCGCCAGCCGAGGCAGCTGCACGTTCCCGTCGCGAATGTCCCGGGCCAGCGCCAGCTCGGCCTTGAACAGTCCGACGGGCGGCTCCTTCGACTGCGTTGTGATCTGAATCATGAAGCCGTCGGGTCGGGCCGCCAGCGCGCCCCGGATCTCGACGAAAATCTCCGAGGCATTCGACTTCTTAGCGAAGACGTGGGTCTCGTCGACGAGGATGCCGGTCGACTTCGAGCCGGTGATGACGTCCGTGTCGGCCGCTTTGATCTGAAGCGTGGCGCCGGTGCGGCGGTGCTCGATCGTCTTGATGTGGTCGCGGGTGTGGAAAAGCTTCAGTAGCTCCTCGTCCAACTTGATGATACCCTTGGCCTGGCGGTAGGCGATCCCAGCGATCTCTTTCGTCGGCGCGATCAGCAAGAATTCAGCGCTGGGCCGGCGGTTGACGATCATCGCCACCACCATGATGGCCGCCGCGTAGCTGCTCTTGCCGTTCTTCTTCGGCACCAGGAGGAATAGCTCCTGCACCATCCGCCGGTTGGCCTCGGCATCGTACGATCCGAACAGCGCCGCCACGATGTCGCGGAACCAGTCCCCCGCCGCGTCAGACATGGCCGGCGTGCCGATCACATCCGGCAGTCGCAGGCGGTCGAAGATCCGCAGCGCGCGGTCCCGTTCTTCTTCGAACAGCGGCAGGTCCGGCACCAGGCTTTCGCCGGCCTCAAGCCGTCGCTGCCAGTCCGGGCACGCGGTCGACCAGGTCATCAGTTGATGGCGCTCGACGGCGCTCCAAGGTCATCGCCCCAGTCGGTGCCCATGCCGGCGGTCTTGCTCGCCGCCGCGGCCTCTTCCTTCTTGCCCTTCGGCCCCGCATCGCTCGGCTTGGCATGGACGTAGGGTGCCGCGGCCTGAGCCATCGCGGTGCGCAGGCGCATGTCTTGGCTATCATCCCGCATCACGGCCAGCATGAAGTCGAGCGGGGTCTCGTCGCCGATGCTGCGCTTCGCTGCGAGCTCGCAGGCTTCGAGCGCATCGCGCACGGCCTTGGTCTTGCGACCAGCTCCCGGCCGCGCTCCGCCTCGAGGCATTGAATTGGTCCCCTTCGCGGTCGAGAAATCAAACAGACCGGAAAAAACATTTGCGTGATTGGTCGGTGGTATCCTGGGCATCGAAGGCCCCGGACTTTTGCCTACCCCCCGTAGCCGCTCGCCTCTTGGGCCTGCTTGTGCTTGTCGTGGCAGGGGGACTTGCAGAGGGTCTGAAGGTTGTTCTCGTCCCAGAAGAGCCGCTCACTGCCTCGGTGCGGTTGCTTGTGGTCAGCGACCAGGAGCGAGGTAACGACCTCGACCCTTCCGCACATCTGGCAAGTGAAGCGATCGCGAAGCAAGATGGACCAGCGAAGCTTGCGCCACCTGCTGGTGTTGTAGCGCGCCTTATCCGCCCGCTTCGTCTTCATCCCGAGCTCGCCGCTATCGGCCGCGCCCTGGAGATAGGTCAGGCGGCCAGGCGATGGCAGGATGCGCGGCTTGAGGTTGGTCAGTTTGCGCAATGGTTTTCCGCCAGCAGTTGCGCGTTAAGAACCGCCGATGCGCGAAGGCTCGGTCTCAGTGGCTGATGCTGGCGGAAGATGGTGGAGTGCGACTGGCGCAACTCAAACAGTATGGCGTTTAGCGCATACTTTTGTCCGCGTGTCAAGCCACCTCTCCGACTTGGTCGAGATGTCGCCGCAGCTGGGCAATGGCGAGGCGGAAGGATCGCACCAGCCTTCCCATCGGTCGGCCGTCCAGCACGACACGCTCGAACAGGTGCACCAGCATCGGATCGATGGCAGTGCGCGCCTCGCTGAATAGGTGCCGAGCCCTCGCCTGCTCGACATGCTTTGACAGGTGGGTGAAGCCAGTCGTCGCAGCGCCTACGGATCCGCCATAGTTCGCCGTGACACCGACTGTGTCGAAGCCGGCGCAATGCTGGTCGATGTACCACTGGCAGGTTGCCGCCTCGGCCTGAGTGATGACGCGCGCCTTGACCAGCGACTGCAGCTTCGGCGTGCGCCGGATGGTCTTGGTTTCCCCTGACCGGATCGAATGCCGCTGATCGCCATCGCTGCGATTGGCAACGTCGATCTCCTCGAAGGCGCCTGGCCTAGCCTGCTCGATCGGCAGGAGGATGCGCGCCATTCGAGTGGCGGGATCGACCCGGGCAGCGCGGATCTTGCGGCTGGGCTCCTCGCGTCTCCGCTTACCCTTCGCCATGCGACGCCTCCTCGTGTGGGGGACGGGTAGGGACGGGTGGGGACGGGTCTAACCTATTGTCCTCATGTGCGCGCATGTGGAGGGAATAGTCCAATAACCCGTCCCCACTCGTCCCCACCCGCCACACGTTGTTGAATTCATTACGTATTGTTTCGCGCAACCCGACCCCCAAGCCGTCCCCCACCCGTCCCCCGATCATGCGAAACGCTCCTCTTGCTGACGAAGGCTGAGGCCGACGTAGCTCCGGACGCCGTGGCTTTTGCGCTTGCGGAAACCTTGTTTCTCGATCTTGGCGGCGAAGGTGACGAGCGTGCCCGGCGCCTCGCCATTGCTCCGGGCATAGTCGGTCCAGTCACGGAACAGGTTGGCGGGAAGATCCCACATCTCGGGGCCGACCTCACAACGGTCCTCGACCCACTGGCTGAACAGGTCCTGCTCGTCGAAATACTCGTCTGTCGCGGCGACGACCGACTGAGGCCGGCCAAGGCGCTGCTGCTGCCAATCGAGACACCCACGGAGCGCCCAGGCGAGGATGCGCGGGCTTTCTTCCTGCAGCTTCTGCTCGAGCCTCAGATCGGGCTCGGCGGGCTTGTGGACGAAGGGCAGCATGTTGAAGCGGCGCCGCATCGCGGCGTCGACCGAGTGCAGCGCGGGCTGGTGATTGCCGGCGAACAGAAGCTTGAACTGGGGCACGTAGGAGAAGAAGTCCTGCCGCATGAAACGGGCCGTGATCTTGTCGCCGCCGGTCAGGGCCTTGATGCGCGCCTCGGCCCAAGCGCGGCCCTCCTCCGTCTCGCTGGCAGTGACCAGGCGGGCGCCCTTGAGCATGGCCAGCTCGGTTGGATGGCTGCTGAACTTGGACGCGGTGAAGGTGTCCATCGGCGCGCTCACGGCATAGTCGCCGAGGATGTGCACCAGCATGTTGAGGAACACGCTCTTACCGTTGCCGCCGGGTCCGTAGATGAAAAACAGCGCGTGTTCGGTGGTCAGGCCAGTGAGGCAATAGCCCGCGATGCGCTGGAGGTAGGTCATCATTTCCTCGTCGCCGCGGGTCGCGTCGTGAAGGAACTTGAGCCACAGCGTCGGCTCCCGGCTGTCGGGCGCGCAACCGGTCAATTTCGTGATGAAGTCCTCGGGCCGCGGCTGGTGCATCTTGCCGGTACGGAGATTCAGCGTTCCCTTGGGGGTGCCGATGACCCACGGATCATTGTCCCAGATCTCGCTGGTGGTGGCATGGGTCGGATCAGCCTGCGCGAAGGATTCTGCTCCACGCGCGACGGATGCCTTGCAGACCGCCTTCTTGCCGGCACCAAGCTCGCGGCCGATCTCGCGGGCGTAGTGGAAGGCGACAGGCACATCGAGCTGGCGCCAGTGCGTATGGCTCCACTGAAACCAGCGCCCCGCGTTGTGATCGAAGCGCATCGTTTCCCCGAACTTGCGGGTGAAGGCGAGCGCGATCGCGTCCTCACTGACCTCGGCGAGCTGGGCGCCGGGCAGGACATGCACGTTGTCGTAGGGATCTTCTTCGTGCGGCGGCGGGAACATGCCTTCGAAGAACTCGCCATCATCAGCCACGCGCATCCACCCCTCCCCCGTCAGGATGGGCGATCCTGTACGCAATGGTTTCCAGCCCGGTGGCGCAGCTGAGCAGCCGGATGAGCTGGGCTCGGATGTCGCGTAGGATGTCGAGAGGGATCCGGGCGAACGCCACGTCTCGAGCGAGGCGCTCCACCTCCGCTAGCGTCCCCGCCGCCTCGGCGCTGCAGCGGGTCAACCCCCGCGTCGCTTGGTCGCGGGCGAACAGGATCGCGCAGCGCAGAGCGATCTCTTCACCTTCGATGCCAGGGACGAAGGTGCGCACCTGTGGCTCGTATTGCGCAATGCGCTTTGGAAGGATGTTGGCGGGCGCGTTCATGGCACCACCTTGCACGGTACCGCGCGCATGATCCTGCGCTTCGAAGGCAAGATCGTGTAAGATCCTACGCTCATAGCCCGGGCCGATCGATGAAGGGCGCGCCGGCCTCGCGCAGGAATGCCAGCGCATGGTCCGCGTCGCGGCTGACCGTCGCCGATTGCCCGTTCCGCGTCCGCCCTTTCGTCTTCGCGTCTTGCATGTTCTCTGCTTGCGTTCCCCACCAGAGGTGCTCTGGGTTGGTGCAGATCGGATTATCGCAGGTGTGACAGGCCATGTGGCTTGGCGACGGCTGCGGTCGCCCAGCGAGCTCAAGGCTGACGTGCGTAGCGAGACGCGTCTTCTTGTTGATGCGTAGATAGCCGTAGCCGATGCCGTTGTGGCAACCGGTCCAGCCCCAGCAGCCCTCCTGGCGCACGACGAACTTGTCGAACCGCTCAGACAGCGGACGATCACGCCGGGCAAGTTCCTGCGCCCGGCCTTCCGATGTCGACCACCAAGCCATCAGGTAAGCCTTCCGAAAAAGGGGAAACCCTCGTGCCGCAGGAACTCGAGCGCGCTGTCGGCATCGCGAAAGACGCCGCAAGGAAAGCCCATTGCGTGAAGCCGATCCAGCCACTCGCCTTGGTGCGCCGACACCCGGCCCTTCGCCGTCTTAATCTCCAGGAATGCGATCTTGCCCGGCGCGATCGCCATCAGGTCGGGAAAGCCGGTCGCCATGCCTTCGCGCTTGGCGCGCGCGGCCGCCCACTGGGTTCGCTTGGCAGCGTTCGGCACCGCGACGATCGACACGCCGGGGCAAACGATCTTCGCGCGTGAGCGGAAGAGCGTGACGATCGCGATCTCGGACAGGGGCTCAGACGCCACCGAGCGCCTCCCGCATCTTGGCGCGCTTCTGCGTTGCGACGGTCAGCTCGTAACCAGCCCGGCGCTCGCTCAGCCGATAGGTCCGCGCGAGGCTCTCAGGCGTGATGCGCGCGAAGGCGTCGTCGGAGCAGCCGAACAGAAAGATGGCGGCGCCGGCGAGCGCATCCGGGCTGTCGATGCCCGGCCGTGCGGGGGTTTGGTAACGGGCCCTCACGCCGCGGCCTTCTCGCGCTCGCGCTGCCGTTCCCGCTCGGCCATCTCCAGCAGGTCTTTCAGCGGGACGTTCTTGGCCTGCCCCACCTGGAACAGGATCGACGAGCCGCCATGAACTGCCATGCTGCAGACCGGTGCGTGACGGCGCGCGAGGATGCTCTTGGCGTGGTCGACATCGGTGATGGCGTCATCGGGCAGTTCGGGCGCCCGCGGCATCTTCGGGACGAACGTGATGGTCTGAGGCGGCGCGACCGGTACGAAGGGCTTCGGTGCGGGAGGAGGCGCGGGTTGTGGCGCTGCAGCAACCGGCGGTGCAGCGGCGGCCTTCAGGGTCTGCTGCGCGCGGCGCCCGCCTTCCGCCCGGCGCTCGGCCAGCACGGCGGCATCCAGCTTCACCCCGATCTTGCGCGCCTGCTGGCGGATGGTGTCGACAGTGCGACCGGGCAGATGGTCGACACAGGCTTGCGGACCACCGGCGGGATAGTGGGCGCGGATGACGGCGTTCTCGGCCTCCTGCCACCCGTTCTTGCGAACCGGCGGACGCTTCGTCTCCGTCTGCAGCCCAAGCCGCGAGGCCCGGATCATGATGGCGCGCTCTTTGCGATGCGGCAAGCGGGCCTTGCAGCCCTCTACACCCTCGGTTGGGTAGAGGTCGCGAAGGATTTGCTCCTCGCCGACCGTCCAGGCATCTCGGTGCGGTTTGCCGGCGCGGGCGGGCTGGTCAGGGTCAGCCGGCATGGGCAAGGGAAACGGGTGAGCGGCAGCTTTGGGGCGCTCGTCGGCGGTCGCCCCAGCCCGGGCCTCGGCGACGGTAAGCACCGCGGCCTCCCCCAGCAGCCGCGCCCGGACGGCCTGAAGCCCGTCGACCGTCGCCTCGAGCTCGACCAGGCGCGCGCCCACCGTCGCCAGTTCGGCCCCCACCCTGCCCAGCTGCTCGTCGATCTGCGCGACGAACTCGGCTGCGATCTGATCGGCGCCTATCATGCCGCGGCCCTCAGGCTAAGGCGTTCGCGCATCGCATCGATCGACTTGCCGACCTCTTCGATCGAATGGCGCATCGCCGCCAGTTCGCGGTCGTCGACCCGATCATCCTCCAGCGCGACCGACAGCTCGAACATCAGTTTGGTGATGCAGGAGGCGGTCTTCCGGCTGATCTCCCCGGCGTTGGTGTCGACCAGCTTCTTTCCGAAGTGTGCGGCCAAGCCGTCGAGCGCGTTCTCGTTGACGAGCAGCGCGTTCCAGCTGAGGTCGAGGCGCATCGTGGCGACCTCGTCACGCGCCTTGCGAACGGTCTTCTCGTCGCATCCAATAGTCAGGCCAACGCGCGTGGGGCCGCTGTCGTGGCACGGTTTGAGCAGGCCGCCGGCGAGCAGGTGACGGGCTTCCTGTTCCGTCAGCGGCTTCACAGGCGGTATGACACGGCGGTCAGGCATGGGTTACTCCGCAAGAATGAAGACGACCCTGGCCACCCTTCCCCACAGTCCATCCGCAATGCGGTGCCCGCGTGGAGTTGACGCTCGACGAGCGCAGGGTGGCCTTGTGCAGCTGGGTCGTGGTGGCTGCTGGGAGTGGCGGGCGGGTGGGGATGGGATTGCTCATGCCGCGTTCTCGCGCGGGTAGATGTCGGGGCGCAGATCATGACGGCTGATCCCGGTCTCGGCTTCGGTTCGAAGAACGAACTCAGCAGGAAGGGCCTTGCCGTTGTTGAGCCACGCCCAGACGGTCGGCTGCGAGACACCGTGCAGTCTGGCGAAGGCGGATTGCCCTCCAGCCTTGTCGACGGCGAGCTTGAGTGCTTTGTTGCCCATACCCCCACGTATAGCGAAGGCTATAGACCGGTCAATAGCCAATCCGATATGGCGTTCTATAGGGATGCCTATAAATTCGGGCAGATGACTGTCGGTGACCGAATTGACGAACGGCTGCAGAAGCTGGGCATGAGCCAGGCGGAACTTGCGCGCCGCGTGAAGGTGTCTCAGCCGACGATCAACGCCCTGATCCGCGGCAACAACACGACCTCAAAGCATCTGCACCGGATCGCGGCCGAACTGGAGACGTCGCCGGCGTTTCTAGCGGGCGAGACCGACAACGATGCGCCGGTGGCCACGGCGCCCTCTGCTCTCGAGGCGCTGACCGAGAAGCTGGATCTCGCAATCGTGCCGGAGCTCGAGCTCGGCTATTCAATGGGCGGCGGGACGACGATCTTCGAGCAGTACGAGCAGAAGGGCATCGTCCCCTTCCAGCGCGCATGGCTGCGCAGCATGATGCGGGGCACAGTCGCCGACCTGTTCGTGGCGCGGGGCGAAGGCGATTCGATGCAGCCGACGATCCTCGACGGCGACATCGTTCTGGTCGACACCGCGCAGAAGGACATCCGTCAGCAGGATCGCATCTGGGCCGTGGCCTATGGCGACCTGGGTGTCATCAAGCGGGTTCGTCGCACCCCAAAGGGCTCCTACCTCCTGCTTTCGGACAATGCCGCGGTGCCGCCGGTCGAGTGCGTCGACGAGGAGATGCAGGTCGTCGGGCGGGTGATCTGGATCGGGCGCCGGATATGAGAGTGATCCTCATTTGCGTTGCGGCCTTGGTGCTAGCGGGGTGCAAGCCCTCGCTAGAGGAACAGGCCCGCGCAGGCCTCCGTTCCAAGCTCAAGGATGCCGAAACCGCGCAGTTCATAGAGCTGCGCAAAGACTCGCTTGGCAGGATATGCGGCCAGGTGAATTCGAAGAACTCGTTCGGCGCCTATGCTGGGTACAGTCACTTCTATGTGTGGGACAAACTCGTCCACGTCGACGACGACGATAGCGACTTCAAGCTAGCGCGCGAGATGTGCAAAAACGCCTAACTATCGGTTTTCCTATTGACTAGCCTATAGGCTTGGCTATGCTGCCTCCATGATTACGGAGGTCGCCTTGCCCCAATCCACCACCCACCGCCGCGCCTGGATCGATGCCCGCCTCGCCGAGCATGCGGCCGCCGAGCGCGCGAAGAATCCCAAGCTCACTGCCTCGCTCGACGCGATCGAGCGCGCCTTCCCGCATCCCAACCCGCCGAGCCTTGAGGATCGCTACCCGTTCATCGCGTTGAACCTGTCGCTGGAATATGCGCGGCGGTTCCAGGGCGCGAACGTGCTGATCGGCGACGGGTTCGTTGAGGTCGAGACGCGTGACCTCGGCGGCGACCGGCATCGGGTGGCAGCATGATCGCCCCTGTCCGCAACCCGCACGAGCCGCCCGCTGCATGGCCGCTCGAGCGCACCGCCAAGGCCGAGGGCGACGTCGTGCTGACCACGCCCCGCCCCGCCCCGAAGCTCACCACCGCGGCGCGTGACCGCGATCTCGCCAGCATGATCGGCGCGCTGATCGTAGCCTCGCTGCTGCTCACCGCCCTTTACTTCGGAGTTCGCTGACATGGACAGCTTCCACAGCCTCGCGCTCGACATCTGCCGCCCGGTTCGCCTGACCCGCACCTATGCCGCCTGGCTGCTCACCGGCGGAGAACAGCGCCGTATCACGCTGGCTGCGCTGACCCTCGACCAGGCAGTCGCTGAGATGACACCGTCGCCGGTTCGCGCTTCCGAGGCCAAGGGTGGCTGGGCGTCGTTCGCCATCCTCGAAAACAACGACACCGCCGGCGAGGGGCAGGCTCGACAGACGCTGCACATCTTCGCGGTGAAGGCTCGTCGCGAGCATCGGCGCTTCGGCCTGAACCCCGTCGCGGTCGCTGCGGCCGTTCCCTACGCCGTGCCGATCGGATCGCTCGACGTCGAGGCGTTCGAGCCGCGCCGCCCGTTCGATGCCTTCCTCGACTGCCCGGTGAATGGCCGGCAGCCGAGTGACTCTCGTCTGATCGAGGTGCGGTCGTGAGCGCCTGGATCGACCCGGCCGAGATTGCCCGGGCGATGGGCGACGGCACCGCCGGCCCGGCCAATGACAACCGCCCCGACTATGACATGGTCGCCTGCTCGTGGCGCGATGTCGCCGAATTCTGGGGCACGGTACTCATCGGCGGCGCGATCGTGGCGGTGCTGATCTTCTGCTGGATCGCCGGATGAGCCTGATCGTCGACAACTTCGCCGGTGGCGGCGGCGCGTCCACAGGCATTGAGCAGGCTCTCGGCCGCGCTGTGGACATTGCCATCAACCACGATGAGCAGGCGATCCGGATGCACGAGGTCAACCACCCAGGCACCCGCCACATCCGCAACAACATCTGGCAGATCGATCCGCAGGACGTCACCGACGGCCGCCCGGTCGACCTCGCGTGGTTCAGCCCCGACTGCAAGCACTTCAGCAAGGCGAAGGGTGGCAAGCCGCGGGAGAAGAGCATCCGCGACCTCGCGTGGGTCGTCGTGCTGTGGGCCAAGCGCGTCCGACCCGCGACCATTTTTCTCGAGAACGTCGAGGAGTTCCGCACCTGGGGCCCGCTCTGCGACGAGGGGAAGCCGATCAAGGAACGCGCCGGCGAGACCTTCGACAAGTGGTGCCGCGAGCTGCGGAAGAGCGGATACCGGCTTCAATTCCGCGAGCTGCGCGCCTGCGACTATGGCGCGCCGACTATCCGCAAGCGCTTCTTCATGATCGCGCGCTGCGACGGTCGGCCGATCGTCTGGCCCGAGCCGACGCACGGCAAGCCCGGCAGTCCCGAGGTGGTGAGCGGCAAGCGCCTGCCGTGGCGCACCGCGGCCGAGATCATCGACTGGTCGATCCCTTGCCCTTCCATCTTCGAACGCAAGAAGCCGCTGGCCGAGAAGACGCTGCGCCGCATCGCGCACGGCATCATGAAGTTCGTGGTCAACAATCCGGCGCCGTTCATCGTGCCGCTGACCCACCACGGCAGCCCGGATCGCAGCTCGCCGCTCAGCGAGCCGCTCGTGACCGTAACTGGCGCGAACCGCGGCGAGCTCGCGATCATCAGTCCGCATGTCACCAAGTTCCGCAACGGGGCGATCGGCAGCGGCGCCGACGAGCCGGTCCCCACGGTGACGGCCAACAGCTTCGTGAAGCGCCCAGGCGGCGCAGCACCGCTCGGCAGGGTCGACGCAGTCCTAGCGCCCTTCGCCAGCTACGCGCAGCAGGGTGGCGGCAACCGCTCCGCTGAAGAGCCTCTGCACACAGTCACGGCCAGCGATGGCGACCACAACACGGTGGTCGGCGCTGTCCTTACGCCGTTCTATGGCGACAAAGGCGGACAGCCGCGCGCCAGTAACCCTGTCGATGAACCACTGCGGACGTCCACGACTGAGAACCGCTTCGGCGCCGTATGTGCGTTCCTGGAGCGCCAGTTCGGCAAGAGTGAGGGGGCCGCTGCCACCGAACCCCTTCCCACAACGACGGCGGGCGGCGGCGGAAAGAGCGCCGTCGTCTGTGCCCACATCGAGCAGGCGAATGGCGGCCCGAACAATGACCAGCTCGCCGGCCGCCGTGCTGACGCGCCGATCTCGACGATCGCGACCAAGGGTAGCCAGCAGCGTCTCGTCACAAGCAACCTGCTGAAGCTCCGCGGGACCTGCGCGCACGGCCAGCCCGTCGACGAGCCTCTGCACACCGTCAGCGCCGGCGGCACCCACATGGCCGAGGTCCGCGCCTTTCTGCTGAAGTACTATGGCACCGACCAGGATCCGCAGCTCGGCGAGCCTCTCCACTCGGTGACGACCAAGGACCGCTTCGGCTTGGTGACCGTCACCATCGAGGGCGAGGAATATGTCATCGTCGACATCGGCATGCGGATGCTGACCCCTCGCGAGCTGTTCAATGCGCAGGGCTTCCCCGCCAATTACATCATCGACCAGGACGCGGAAGGGCGGCCGATCACCAAGACCGCGCAGGTCGCCAAGTGCGGAAATAGCGTCTGCCCACCGATCGCAGAGGCACTGGTGCGGGCGAATGTCGCCGCGGCAGTCAGCGAGAGGGCGGCCGCATGACCGCCCACATCCGCTACTGGCCCGAGATGGTGCAGGGCTCCGACGAGTGGCACCAGGCGCGCTGCGGCTTACTGACCGCGAGCGAGCTCGACCGCATCATCACGCCCTCGCTCAAGATCGCCAGCAACGCCAAGGAGCGCGCCCACTGCTGGGAGCTCGCGGCTCAGCGGATCACCAACTACGTCGAGCCGACCTACATCTCGGACGCCATGCTCCGTGGCCACAACGACGAGTACCGGGCGCGCGAGCTGTACAGCGAGAAGTTCGCGCCGGTCACCGAGTGCGGCTTCGTCACCAACGCGCGCTGGGGCTTCACGCTCGGCTGCTCCCCCGATGGGCTGGTCGGCGACGAGGGCATGATCGAGTGCAAGTCGCGCGGGCAGAAGTTCCAGGTGCAGACGCTGGTCGACTGGCACGAGCGCCGGGTCATCCCCGAGGACTTCGTGCTCCAGGTGCAGGGCCAGCTGCTGATCACCGGCCGCAAGTGGTGCGACCTGGTCAGCTACTCGGGCGGCCTGCCGATGATCACCATGCGGGTCGAGCCCGCTCCAACGATTCAAGACGCCATCCTCGAAGCCGCCGCCAAGTTCGAGGCGCGGATCCATGAGGTGGTCGCAATCTATCAGGACGCGCTGGCGAGCGGGCTTCCGCTGTTCCCGACCGAGCGCACCGTCGAAACGGAGATGTTTGTATGAACGATATGAGCAGCGTGATCGTCCCCAAGTCGGATCAGATCAATGCGGACGACCTGCTGGCCGGCCCTCTGACCTTCACCATCCGCGAGGTCCAGATCCGCGGCGGTCAGGAGCAGCCGGTCAATATCCTGCTTGAGGGCACCGACAAGGCGTTCCGGCCGTGCAAGAGCATGTCGCGGGTGCTCGTTCAGGCATGGGGCCCGGATGCCAGCAAATACGCCGGCCGAGCCCTGACCCTCTACCGCGATCCGACGGTGAAATGGGCCGGCATGGAGGTCGGCGGCATCCGCATCAGCCACATGAGCCACATCGACGCGGCGCAGAACATGATGCTGACCGCGACGAAAGGCAGCCGGAAGCCGCATCGCATCCTGCCGCTGCAGATCGAGCAGAAGCAGACCGCGCGCCAGACGCCGCAGGAGTGGCTCGACGGATTCACCGCCAAGGTCGCGGCCTGCACCGACCTGCCCGCGCTTGGCGTCGCTGAGGCGAACGCCGCAAAATCGCTGGAGAAGCTCGCCGCCGAGCATCCCGATTTGCACCAGCGCGCGGTCGATGCGGTGCGGATCCGTGGCGAGGAGCTGGCAGTATGAGCCAGGTAACTGAAGCTATTGCAGCGGCGATTTACGAGCGCGCCCAGCTGTTCAATGGCAATCTTTCAGCCCTTCCGTGGGCTCTCGTTCAGGACAAGGATCGCTGGATCGCCTCTGCGGACGCGGCCGTTGAGGCCATGTCATCAGCATCCCCGCCTGTAGAGCAGAGCGAGGGGGTGGCGACCGGCTACGAGCAGCTCAAAGAGGCGCTGAAGCCATACGAGCATCACCACGGCCCACTTCCGGACTTTGACAGCCCGGTTGCTGGTGTTTTCGACGCCGGTGTGCAGTTCGCGGTCGAGCTTCTGGCGAAGGAGCTTGGCGTAGCTGATTGGACGCCATGCGAAGGCACTGAGGAATACGAAGGCGACCTCGGCGGAACGCTTATCAACATCGTCCTAGCGGCGATGCCAAAGGATGAGCACGGCGATGCGATGCATCCGTCTGAGGTCCGCGCAGCCCTCACTCCTCCCCCGGTAACGGTCTCTGTGGAAGAGGTGCGTGCCGAGTTGGAGCGACAGATGGAGGGGCAGGACGAGACCCTGCCTTCGTCCATTGCGCGAGACCGTGGCCTGACGTGGCTGGAGGGCTGGTTCGATCTGCCCGCAGCCCTCAAGGAAGGACATAGCCTCTCTACCCTTAGTGGGGATCCAGCTGCAGGGTATTGTGCCATCCGCGACCTTGCGGGATCATCTTCAAATGACTGAGGAGGAAGAATGGCGCCCGGTTCCGGAGGCTGCGTTCGCAGACCTTTACGAGGTTTCGAATCTCGGGCGCATGCGCAGTCGTCATAGCGGCGACTGGAAGATCAAGACGCCCGGCCGCAATCCGGATGGTTATCTGACCGTCACGCTATATGCCCGCGGCATCCGTCGCATGTTCACGCTTCATCGGCTCGTCTGCCGCGCATTCAAAGGTGAGCAGCCCAACGTGCTGCACAATGAAGTGGCTCACCTCGACGGCAAGCGCGACAACGCTCGATCTGACAATCTTAAATGGGTCAGCAAAGTCGAAAACCATTCGCACAAGCGCTTGCACGGCACGCACGGGGCGGGGTCAAAGCACCCGAAGGCGAAGTTGACTGAGGATAGCGTCAGGGCGGCGATTGCGTTGCTGGCCGAAGGTCACACCGCGACAGCCGTCGCAGTCAGCCTCGGCGTCACCCGGCACGCGATTGAAGATATTCGGAGCGGCAAGAACTGGCGTCACGTGGAGCGACCATTCGGGTTCAGCGACCCGATCAGCACTGGCAACGGCCAGAACGGCGCAGCAAATCACAATGCGAGGCTGACTTGGGAGCAAGTGAGCGAGTTTCGTCGGCGCCTAGCAGCGGGAGAAAAGGTTCCGGCGCTGCGTCTGGAGTTTGGCCTGTCGAAGGCCGCTGCCTATAAGCTCGCGGCCGGCGAGACATATCGCCAAGCGGGCAGCTCTTAGGATGTCGTCGCTCCCCGCCCGCAAGCCCAAGCCAGGCTACGTCCGCAAGGAAAAACAATGAGCCGCCTGATGACCCCAGCCGAAGCGGTGGAGGCCTTCAACCTCCCGTCGGTCCGCACCATCCGCACCCTGCGCTCGCAAGGCCTCCCGACGGTCAAGCTCGGCTCGGCGCGGCTGATCGACTATGACGACATGGTCGCGTTCGTCGAGCGCATGAAGGAACAGCAATGCCACGCCCCAACCGAGGCCCCAAGCTCAAGCCGCCTGGCAAGCGCCCAGTCTTCTACATCACCTGGTTCGAGCATGGTAAAGAGCGGCTCCGCTCAACGGGCACGGCAGACGGCCGAGAAGCTGAAGCGGCTCTCGCAAGGTTCATCGGCGAACGACACCGAGCCGCAGGGCCGCGTGATCCGAGCGAGCTTCAGATAAGCGACATCCTTGCCTTCTACGGAGAGGAGCACGCGCCGACCCGCAAGGATCCGCAGCGCATTGGCTATGCGATCGCGGCCCTCCTTCCATACTGGGAAGGCAAGACCGTCGCCGACATCACCAAGGGCCGCTGCCGGGAATATGTGCGGAAGCGCAGGGTGGCGGCTGGCACCGCGCGGCGCGAGCTCGGCACCCTCACCGCGGCGCTCAATTTCGCGGCCGACGAGAAGCGGCTTGAGAAGAAGCACGTCCCGTTCGTGGAGCTGCCGGCCAAACCAGACGGTAAGGATCGGTGGCTGACCCGCGGCGAGGCTGCAAGGCTGCTTAACGCCGCCCGCAACGGCCGGGCAGACGTGCGCCTCTATCTGCCACTCTTCGTCATGCTCGGCCTCTACACCGGCGCCCGCAAGACGGCGATCCTTACTCTTCGCTGGCCACAGGTCGACCTCGAGAAAGGCCGCATCAATTTCAAGCAGGGCGGCGAGACGAACAAGAAGAAGGCGCACATCCCCATCCCTGCCCGCCTGATGCCGTTCCTGCGCTCGGCCTGGCGCCGGCGGATGAGCGACGTCGGGTTCGTGATCCATGACGCTGGCCGCCCGATCAAGGACATCGGCGGCGCATGGAACGGCGAGGACGAGACGGCGGTACAGGGCAGCTTTGGCCGGGCCTGCAAGCGCGCCGGGCTGACCGGAGTGAGCCCGCACACGCTGCGCCACACGCGCGGCACCTGGATGGCGCAGGACGGCGTCGACCTGTGGAAGATCGCGGGCTGGCTGGGGCAGTCCTATGCGACCACGGTCGAGCAGTACGCGCACCACTCACCGGACTTCATGGACGAAGCGCTAGCCTCAGCGGATCGGCGGCGGTGA